AACCAAAGGAAACAATGGGAATTAACTAACGAGGATTTTAGAATGCCTAATACAGTATTCTCAACAGTAACAGTAAATAGAAACTTTAGAACAGCTTGTCATTATGACGCAGGAGATTTATTAGAAGGGTTCGGAAACTTAGGAGTATTATCTACTGGAACATATAAAGGTGGATATACAGTTCTTCCAAAATATGGGGTAGCAGTTAATGTTCAAAACTGTGACTTAGCTTTATTTGACGTACACGAACTTCACGGAAATACTGAATTTATACACGATAAACCTTTTGAAAGAATATCAGTAGTTTGTTATTACAGAAAAAATATGGTTCATTGTGGTTCAGCTAAAGAAGAACTTGAAATTGCTAAAAATAGGAAAGCTGGTGATTCAATAAATGGATTATAGAATAGCTATACCAAGCATTAAAAGAGCAACCACAATAAAAGAAAAGACAATTAATTATTTAGCTAAAACAGATATAGATTTTAGTAAAGTAGATTTATTTTTATCTGACGGAGAAGAACTACCAGAATATAAAAAATCTTTAGCAGATTACCCAATTAACTTTATAGTCACGAATCAAAAACACGTTAATACTCAAAGAAATTTTATTGTAAATTATTATAAAGAAAATCAATTAATCTTAGGAATAGATGACGATATTAAAAATATTGAAATGAAAGTTGATGATAAAAAAACAACTACATTATTAAAGTTAAATGAATTTATTAACAACGCCTTTGAAATTTGTTTGTCTAAAAAAATTGATATGTGGGGAGTTAATCCAGTATTAAATCCTTATTTCCTTAAAAATACAGTAAGTTTTAATTTAAAATATATCGTCGCTTGTTTTTATGGTTGGAAGAACACATATCAAAAAAAAGCATACGTATCTACAAACCCAGAATATGGCAAAGAAGATTATGAAAGAAGCATAAGATATTATATAGCTGATGGTGGTGTTGGTAGATTTAATTATGTAGCGCCGAACACAAAATATTATTCTGAAGATGGCGGAATACAAACTTATCGCACAGTAGAATACGAAGAAAAAGCTGTTCAATGGTTATTAAATACCTTTCCACATTTTTGTAAAAGGAACACAAGCAAAAAGAGTAAGTTCCCAGAAGTTAGACTTAGAGATAGCAGAATTAAAAAAACTCTTTAAAATCAATAGGTTATTTACACTTTTAATATAAAACAAATCACTTTAAATAAAATATATTGCAATAGTTTAACTATTAATCTATTGAGAAAACATTAACCTACAAAGGAGTAATTGCTTATGGACAAGACACTAGAGCAAATTCTAAAGTTGTTGGATAAGGCAGACGATTTAAACGCAAAGATCAGAGACAAAATAGAAGCGTCACTTGATGAATACGAGGAAGAAGATTCGTATGACGATCAAGAAGATGATGATCTCTCAGATGACGAAGAAGATTCTGACGAAGAATAAACCTAACAAAAGATAAGCATATTGCTGGAAGGTTATCGCAACCAGCGATTATAATGAATATGAAAGTTCTGTCGCAGAAGTTCTATGACTACGCTTTAATAGGATTATTTCTATTTTTAGTATTTCTTACAGGCACTTATTTTCCTAATGATTCGGTCAAGGAGAAGATCAGGCAAGAAACAATAAAGCATATCAAAGCAATAGGTTCATTCTACGAACCCAAGATAGACACAAGTTCCAGCGACAAATTTATAGACTCAATGAAAAAATGTATAGCTTACATTAATCTTGATTTATCAAAAGACCAACAAGTACCATCAGCACTAATTATTGCACAGAGCATAGTTGAATCAGACTTTGGAACAAGTAGATTTGCTAAGGAAGGCAATAATTTGTTTGGTGTCAGAATTTGGAGTAAGAATGGTATTTTGCCATATAAACAAGATCCATCAATTAACTGGAGAATCAAAACCTATTCAAGCAAATGTGCTTCTACTAGGGATTATATAAAGATATTAAACAATAATCACCATTATTCAGACTTTAGAAGATTAAGAAATAAAACTAAAGATCCTATAAAATTAGCTGAAACATTAGAAAATTATTCTACTTCCCAAACGTACCGAAGCGAGATAATAGGAATGATAAAAAAAATTAAGAATAAAATCTAATGGCAAACGAAACTACATCAACATCATTAAGCAAACTTTATACAAACAAAACAAAAGTAAAAGGTACTTACAGAGTTTATAAACCAAAACCATTAAAGCAACCTAAAAAGAAATGAGTTTACCTAACGAGATCGTCTTTGGAAGCAGACTCGTTAAGATTGAATTCATAGACAAAGAATTAGCAGACAAGAAAAATATTTTCGGGGAATTCCACGCAGATGATAATAAAATACTAATAGACAAATCACTTCAACATATTGATATGACAAACACTACATTACACGAGGTGTTTCATATGCTTATGAATGAATACCAAATAAACTTAAAGGCGAAAGATGAAGAATTAGTGTGTAGTTCCTTAGCTAATGGTATTTGCCACGTACTATATCAAAACCAAGAATTACTAGATTACGTTTACAAATCATTAAAAAAGTAATAATACCCATAGTTACGATTACATTATCGGTTAATTATGGACAAAGAAAAAAGAAAAGTAGGCAGACCAGCTATCGTTCTAGATAGAGAACAGGTCATTACATTAGCAAGTTATCATTGTACAATTAAGGAGATGGCACATTTCTTTAAGTGTGATGCTGATACTCTTTCAAATAATTATTCGGCAGAAATAGCAAAAGGGAAGTCAGACGGAAAAATTAGACTTAGGAAGAAACAATTTGACGTGGCTATGACTGGTAATACAACTATGCTTATATGGTTAGGTAAGCAAATGTTAGGTCAAAACGACCAGAACATAGGAGAAGATTTTAGTCCATTACCTATTGATGACATTATATGAAATGTGTGTTTTGTCAGAAACCAATAAACAATAAATTAGAACAGCACATTAAAGCGTGTAACAACTGTACGGTGTTATTACTTATGAAAAGACATAACTTAAAAATTAAAAAGCCAACTGCACCGATAACAATAAATACAAAGAAATTTAATAAGGAATGAACCAATGTGTGAAAGAAAGAAGCCAAAAATGTTAGACAGAAAAATGAGAGGTACTCACGATTTAGAAGTTAGACTTTATGATCTAATGAAAGAGAAAGAATTAAACAAAGAAGAAATACAAAGATTAAATTTAATCATTAAAAAATTAGAGGAAGATTTAGAAAAGCATCTAAGATCAAATAATTAATGTCATTCAGCGAAGCACAAAAAGCTGTTTACACTTGTCCAAATAGATTTAGAGTTCTTATAACTGGCAGAAGGTTTGGTAAAACTCATTTAGCTATGTATGAGTTGTTAAGATTTGCTTCAAGAAATAATAATGGAAAGATATTTTATGTAAGTCCAACTTATAGAATGTCTAAAGAAATAATGTGGAAACCTTTAAAGAAAAAGGTAACAGAATCACGTTGGGTAAAATACACAAACGAATCAGACTTAACATTGATCCTAAAGAATGGTTGTCAAATAAGTTTAAAAGGTGCTGATAAATCTCCAGACAATTTAAGAGGTGTAGGATTAAACTTTTTAGTAATGGACGAGTTTGCCGATATACCAGAAGAAGCGTGGTCAGAAGTCTTAAGACCAACAATATCTGATAAGCACGTTAATGGACACGTACTATTTACTGGTACTCCCAGAGGGTTTGGTAGTTGGTCATATAATATATTTCAAAAAGGATTAGGAGATGACAAAGAATGGAAGTCTTTTAAATTCACAACATTAGAAGGTGGTCAAGTAAACCAAGCTGAAATAGAACAAGCAAAAAAAGATTTAGATGAAAGAACATTTAGACAAGAGTATTTAGCTTCATTTGAAACGTATGCTGGAGTTGTTTACTATAACTTTGACAGACAATTAAATGTTAAAGAATGTAAGTATGATCCACAAGCTGTGATACACTTGGGTATGGATTTTAACATAGATCCAATGAGTGCTTGTTTGTTTCATATTAAAAATGGGATTGTAGAAATATTTGACGAGATAGTTATTTACAGTTCTAATACTGATGAATTTGTTGAGGAACTATTTAAAAGATACCCTAAGAAAAATATAACTGTTTATCCTGATCCAGCTTCAAGACAACGTAAAACTAGTGCAGGTGGTAGAAAATACTGAACAATCTTGCAAAATGCTGGACTTAATGTTAAATGTAAGTCAAGTCACCCTTTAATAAGGGACAGAGTTAATGCAGTTAATTCTAAATTAAAAAGTTTTGACGGAAATAGAACTATATTTATAGATCATTCTTGTAAAAACATAATAAATAGTTTAATGAAACAGGTCTATAAAGAAGGCACAAACCAACCAGAAAAGAACAACGGGTACGATCATATGACTGACGCACTAGGTTACGCAATAGACTATTTATACCCAATAACATCTAACACTCCTAAATCACAACCTAAGAGATTTTCATAATGGCATATACACGTAAAGATATAGAGAACCAACATCAGCACTATAAAGGAATGATTCCTAGATGGGAGTATTTCATCAGAAGTTATTTAGGCGGAAAAGAATATCAAGACGGAAGATTCTTACAAGCGTACCAATTAGAATTTGAAAACGAATACCATAAAAGAATTGCTTTCACTCCCTTAGATAATCATTGCAGAAATATTATAGATATTTATTCTTCATTTTTATTTAGAGTTGAACCAGTAAGACAACTAGGTTCACTTGATGAAGATATGTCAGTTGAACAATTTAAAGATGATGCTGATTTAGAAGGTAGATCATTTGAACAATTAATGAGAGAAGCACAAAGATTCGCTTCTATTTACGGACACGTGTGGTTGCTTATGGATAAACCATCTACAAACGTAATGACTAGAGCAGAAGAATTAGATCAAGGAATTAGACCATACTTAAATATTTATACTCCAGAAAATGTACTTGATTGGCACTATACAAGAAATGAAGCTGGTTATTATTTCTTAGATTATTTAAAAATTAGAGAAGAACAAACACACGAAGGTGAAATATATAAACTTTGGTATATAGATAAAATTGATACTGTATTTGTTTCATCAATTAATAGAGATGAACCAAAACTAATTACTTCAGTACCAAATCCGTTAATGAAAATACCAGCAGTTATTTTATACAATCAAAGAAGCCCAATGCGTGGTTTGGGTGTTTCTGATTTAACTGATGTAGCTGATTTACAAAAAGCAATTTATAATGAACTATCTGAGATTGAACAAATTATTAGATTAAGCAATCACCCTTCTTTAGTTAAAACAAAAGATACTGACGCTGGTGCTGGTGCAGGAAGCATTATAGAAATTCCAGAAAACTTAGACGCAAACTTAAAACCATATATTTTACAACCTAACGGAAGCAATCTTGACGGAGTATTAAGATCAATTAATCATAAAGTAGAAGCAATCAATCGTTTAACACACGTTGGTACGTTAAGAGCGACTGCTGAAAGAGTACAATCTGGTATTGCTCTAAGAACTGAATTTGAATTATTAAATGCAAGACTATCTGAGAAATCACAACTTATGCAATTAGCTGAAGAACAATTATGGAGATTATTTGCTGAATGGCAAGAGACTGTATTTGACGGTGAAATAGAATATCCTGAATCATTTGACATTAGAGATTGGGCAACTGACTTAGAATTATTACAACAAGCTAAAGCAAGTAATATTAAATCTTCTACATTCTCTAAAGAGATTGATAAACAAATAGCAAGAACTGTTATTGAAGATGATACTACTTTAGAACAAATTGATTCAGAAATAGATGGTGGCACAGAAATTCTAGGAGAGTTTGCACAAGAACAAATAAACTTACCTACAATTTAATGTGGCACAAGATATCTTATTACAATTAAGAATTGCTAGAGAAAATATATTAACTTCTTTAGAAGCCAAGCACCAAGAACTTTTATACAAATCATTACAAAGATTAGAACAAGAAGTTGTTAATATAGCTTCAGAACTACCTTCAAGAACTGGTACATTATTCAATACGAGATTAGCTATTGAAATAAGACCAAAATTACAACAAGCAATAGAAGAACTTTATTTAAAACCAGTACAAACATTTATTAAAGACTATGACCAGATAGCAGGTACGATTGTTGCTACTTATGGTAAACTTCCTATACCAGCAGAATTTAAACAAATAACTGAAGCTGATTTAGTTACTATCCAACAATTAAAAAAGATTGCGTTTACTAACTTTCAAAACTTAGGAACAGAATTCACAAATACCTTAGCACAAGAAATTTATCAAAGTACGTTAGTAGGTAGGTCAGTAGGTCAGATGGTTCAGACAATTAGAGATAAGATAAATGGTATCTATCAATTTTCAGATAATGTTAAAGCACAACAGCTTGTAGAATATATTACAAACAATCCTAATGGCGCTGAAGTACCAACAGCAATAGATGAATTAAAACAAAATTATGGAAAAACTTCACAAGGAGATAGCTTTGTTAAATACGCAACTTTAATAGTACAAGATTCCATAATGGGATTTGATGGTCAGTTTGCTAAGTATAGAGCAGACGAGATTGGGCTAACTAGCTTTTTATATTATGGTTCTTTAATGAAAGACTCTAGAGATTTTTGCGTAAAACACGCAGGGAAAGTTTATACGACAGATGAGATAGATCAAATATGGGCTAATGATACTGCACAAGGTAGAGACCAAGGCAGTCCATTCATAGTAAGAGGTGGTTATAATTGCAGACACAGTTGGCAACCAGTTGATCCTAGTTGGATTGATTCAAACGGAAAATCTACAATTTAATATTGCTTTTAGTCAATCTTCTTGATAATTGATTAATAAAACAATATAGAAGGAGTACACAATGAACGAGCAAGTAAAACAAGACTCGGTTGAGAATACAGTATCTCAAGAAAATACTGGAATCAATGAGGTTTCTAACAATCAAGAAGCTGAGAATAAAGTTTTCACAGCAGATCAACTTGAACAGAT